CCAGTCCCCGGTGTTCCTGTTCCCGGTGTTCCTGTTCCCGGTGTTCCAGTCCCCGGTGTTCCTGTTCCCGGTGTTCCAGTCCCCGGTGTTCCAGTCCCCGGTGTTCCTGTTCCCGGTGTTCCAGTCCCCGGTGTTGCAGCGACCCGTGCAATTCTTTCCAATATTGACGATTCGCAACACTTCATCCCACGGGATTTCACGCACAATCTCCAATTTGTCAGTACATGACTTGTCACCGTCTGTTCTTACCTCACCATAGGCAATGACTTCTGCAACCTTGTTTTCACTGTTGAAACTGTAATAATTGAAGCAGTCGGCAGCAGTCTGACAGAAGTGCATACCGTGACCGCAAACATCAAGTTCCCCTTCTTCCTCAAATTTTCCGGGGCAAGTGTACTGTTTAGTGTTGCCATTAGGTGAACAAGTCCAATCAGGTCTGAACACTTTGAACCCATGCACCACATTCTGAACGGTATTGTTATTTTCCATTTTCCTATTCCTCACTTTCTAAAAATGCAACAGCCTTGTCATAGTTGCGTTCTATCATTTTAAGTTCATCTTTTCCACGTTCTTCTGAATCACATACTGAACGGTAAATTTCATCATTTCTTAATGCTGTGACCTCATTGGTTATCAGATCAGTGATGACCTGTGGTTCAAGTGCATCCAGTTCCCAAGATTCATTGCCGTATTCATCAATATACTTTGATGCTCTACTGTCAGTGATCTTTGCCGGGTTAGGTGGTGGGTTATATGTACCAATCTGATTCATGGTCAGTGCTACACGCTTCACATACACATCAGCACCGAACATCTGCAAGCGTTCCTGAATATCCCTTGTCATATCAATACCCCTTGGGTCATGGTCACCTAAGTGAATAATCACCCTGTTATCACGGTAATCTTGACTAATGAAACGCTGTGCTGCTGACCACATTTCTGACTGTGAAGTGTAACCCCTACATGAAAAATATGGTGTGTCAAGTGGTCTGCAAGCCTGTCCCACAATATCAACTAAGGCATCCTTTTCAACCCACACTTCAACGTAGTTCGGTTGACCGTCCCACTTGTTCAGCAGATAACTGTATCTTGCAGATGCAATCACATCAGCCGGATTGTCCCAGTGACTATTGCTTCTAAGGTTGCGGGTTCTGTCCGTGATACTGTACCAGTCAATCAACCCGGCAAGTCTGCCGTCATTGATAAGATTCCCAATGTTCTTATAACTGCGTTCATTGTTAGGGATGTACCCACGGGCAACCAACTGATAATATGCCTGTCTAAGTGTCAGTTCATATCCCTGTGCCTGATATTCTTCAACCACCTGATTCACAAGGCGTATCAGTTCAAGGCTTTTCTGCTGAAACTTAATGCTTTTATACTCAATCTTTGGCATCAGATCACCCCTTCAATTTCTGCAAAACGCTTTGCATTGATGAAATATGACCAACGGTGTTCACTGGTATGAATCGCATACCCCCAAGGAAAAACGCCCTGTTGTAACCCAAGTGCTATTGTGTTGGTGTGCTTGTGCATCAACTTAGCAACTTCATGTACCGTCAAGGTTGGGATGCCATCTTCACACTTGGAAGGTTTGAAGGTCACCGGGGTTTCTTCCTGTTCAAAATAGTCAGGGGTAAGTCCAAGTGATACTGCAATATCACTTTGAACCTGTTCTGACGGTGTGGTCTTATCATTCAGGTACATACTGATTGACCCCTTACTTTTCCCGGTCAATCCAACAACCTGTGCCTGATTGATTCCTAACTGCTGCATAGCCTGTTTCAACTTTTCGCTGAATTTCATAATTTATCACCTATCCTTTCTTATAGTAGATAATTTATCTACTTTTTAGGCAAAAAAAATCTTTGTTGCATCATCATCTGTTAAATTCAACAGGTCTTTCAATGCCTTGATTTCACTTGCCTTGAACTCTGTTTCATTGTTGACCTTCTTCATCAATCCAAAGTAAGTCAACCCGCACTTTTCAGCCACAAACTGCAATTTATAGCCGGATGCATTGATTTTTTCCCTTAATAACTCTGTGTTCGTCATCTTACTTTTCACCTTCCTTTTCATCATCAGGGAACGCATTGTTGTTATACTGTTTCCTGATCGTTATTCTAACAACCCCTGATTCCAACTGTTCAAATGATGTTTCCTTGAACTTCTGCGGTTTGCCTTTTTTCAGGCTTTCTATGTACGCAAGGTATTCAAGTTTTGTTGGAAATTCAAGAATCTGTTCAATCCATGCTGCAACTATTTTCTTCACATAATCACCTTCTTTCACAAATAGGCTGCATCAGGTAGATTCACACCTGACTTATTCTGCACCGCTGATTGATGATATTCCAGTTCACGAATACATGAGCTTATTACATCAAAAGCACTGACTAATTCAAGCCACCTTGTAATAAAACCTATGACCAAAGTATTCAATGTAATATATTGCTTTTTAGTCAACCTTTCTAATGCCCTGATACGCTTCATTTTTTCATGTTCTTCATCAGCAGCATAAATATTTTCATTTTCAAGAAGTGTTCCCATATCTATATCTGACAACATACAGGCTGCGGTATTCCACCAAGCAATAGCGGTTTGTGTGCAAGTATCTTCATCACAAAATTCAATATGCTTTTCAGGCATTTCATACCATAATTTTGACTTGATTCCATCCAATTCATTATACATATCTGCTGCAATAACACATAACTCTGTAATCTGTTCCTGATAGAAGTCATAATAAATACTATCATTCACATTACCATCATAGTCATATTCTGTCATAGTATCTAAACTTTCAAGAATAGACCAGTAATCATATTTTTTGAAAACTGACATCATACTTCACCCGACTTTCTTCTTACACCGAATCTGTGTGTTTCAAATGAAATCAGTTTATCATTTTCCATTGAAGCAAGTTTCAGCATAAGTTCAGTTGTATCTACATCAAAATTGAATGTCATTCCGGCATCAACTACCGCATCAAGTGCTTCATATATTGTGCTGCATACATAAGAAAAATTATGAGATTTCCCGCTTACAGTAACTTCAAAATGATGATATTCTTCACTATTTACCCACACATTGACTGACCTTCCATCTTCAAAATTGACTTCAAGACGATTACCAAGATCTGAAATCCAATTATTCTGATGATCTGATGCGGTACTGTAATATACTGGATAACCCGCATTTTTTGAAGCTGTTTCATCTTTTTCATAATCATACGGGAATATTTTATTTACTTCATCCCACGCTTCCTGAATACTTTTTACTGTCATACCCTTATACCGTTTCCTTTCCCAGTTCCTTCAAAAAGTTGTCTATTGTCAGCACACCTTGGTACAATCAGGGGTGTCTTTCCTTTATCAGATTTCACATTAAAATCTGAAAACCTGTTACACATCATTGAACTTTTTGAACGGTGCTGTTCAAACCGCCGGGGTTTCACATTAAAACCACCAAAACCTGTTGACCGACACACAATAGACAATTTTTTGAAAGAACTGAAATCCTATTCCTTGGTTCTTTTCCCCGGAACTGCTGCAACAGTTCTTTTTGAAATAGTCAGGAAGTCGGGGAACTTCCTGACCTGTGAAACAAAGTGCTGTGTCATCTCGTGCGGTTGATTCTTCCACTTAACGGTTTCTTGGTTTAGGGGTAAAGTGCCGATTGGTTCAGCCTGTCCGCTTTCTTCAAATAGTGCGGTACACTGTGCTTTCTTGCCTTACCGTTCCTGTTTTCTTCAACTACTTTGACGGGTCATGTTTATTCTTCACACGCTCTATCTGCTATCCGGCAGCCTGACCACCATGTCACTTGCGTGTAGCCCTATCGCTTCACCCGTGTCCTTCCTACTTGCTTTGTTTCTGTAAGTAGATGTTTTATCTACTGACACAACAATAACATTTGGTAGATAAAATGTCAACACTTTTTTATAAAAAATTTGATAAAAGTTGATATTCAATCTATTTTATGATATTCTTTAGGCATAACCAACCGGGAAGAAGGTGATTAAATGACAATAGGTGAAAGGATAAAAGCAAGACGTGAAGCACTGGAAATGTCACAAGAAGAACTTGCACATAAGATTGGATATAAAAGCAAAACTTCAATAAACAAGATTGAACTTGGTATTCAAGAATTGCGACAGTCCAAAATAAAACAAATTGCTGATGCACTCCAAACAACTCCGGCTTATATTATGGGTTGGAAGGAAACAGAAGAAGATCAGCAGTTAAAAAAGTGTCGTGAACTGTTCAAGAAATGCCACGGTTCAGATGCTTATGATGTGGTTTCCTTGTATCTCACCCTTGATGAATCTGACAAAAATGTTGTAAAGACTATGATTGAATCATTGCTTTCAGCAGAAAAATATTCTGTTAAAAAAGAATCATTGAACGCATAGGCAATATTATCATGGTTGATTTTTCAAAAAGGTAACTGTTGGTAACGGGTAACTGTTGTTTTTCTATACTCTATATTTTTACTTTTTTATTTTTACATTAGAATTAGTACATAATCAAAATATAAGAAAATCAATTATCAACAGTTACTAACCGTTACCCTATTGATAATACTGCATTTATAACAGATACTTAAACAGTTACCAACCGTTACAACGGTTACTGAATGAAAGGAAGGTAAAAAAATGTTTGGAAAAAAGAAAGAATCAGGAATACCAGTAGGACATTATGAAGGGATTGAAGGGTTTGCGACTGATTACCCTTGCAGAATTGAAGTAAAAGGTGATGTGTTTGAGATCAAAAGAATCAAGCCTGAAACTACCGTCACACTTCCAATGAACAGAATCAAGTCATTTTCAGCAATGGAAGAAGAAAAGTTCATGTTAAAATATCACGGTCAGGCAAAAAACACATCAAAATTAAAAGGTGCAAAGAAGTATTACTTGGTTGTGGAATATGACAAAGGTATGCTTGCCTTTTGGGGAACAGCAATGGAATATGGAAAGTTTCTTGATTTACAAAATAAAGGTGTTGCAGCACCTTCACACATTGAATTATAACTGAACAAAATTGACCCCTTACACCGTTGCAGCGGTTCAGGGGTCAGGAATAACCAAACACCAACCAAGGAATAGGATGATATAGGCTATGCAACCCTAATTATATCATCCATTCCTTGAAATTTCAATCAGGAAGGAATGATATACATGGGAAGAAGAAACCCAAACGGTTACGGATGCGTGACCAAGTTGAAGGGTAACCGATCACGCCCGTGGCTTGCCAAGGTCACCATATATGACGAACAGGGACACGCAAAACAAACCCCTATCGGTTACGCTGAAACAGAAGAAAAAGCCAACATCCTATTGGCTGAATATAACAACAACCCTTGGGACATTGACCGGGAAAAGGTCACCTTGGTTGTACTCTATCAGCGTTGGTCTGAAATCAAGTTACCCAAGTTAGGAAAATCAAATCAGCAGTCCTTGCGTTCAGCGTTCAAGCACTGTTCAAAATACTACGGTGTGAAATACCGATCACTGAAATCTTATCAGATGCAAGACTGCATTGACAACTGCGGGTGTGGGTATTCAACACAATGGTCAATCAAGAATCTGTTCGGTCACCTTGACCGTTTTGCTTTTGAAATTGACTTGATAGATAAAATGTATTCACAAATTACCACCGCCCCACCAATACCTGATACCACCCGTGAACCATTCACGCCTGAACAGGTTGATGCACTGTGGAAAATAAAAGATGACCCTTGGGTCAATACCGTGCTGATCTACATATATACGGGGTTCAGATTACAGGAACTGTTGGGAATGAAAGCTGAACAGGTGAACATCAAGGATTGGTACTTTGAAGGTGGAATCAAGACCGCTGCCGGAAAGTGCCGTATTGTTCCGATACATGAACGAATCAAACCGTTTGTGAAAGCATTGGTTGATGAAGGGAACAAGTACCTGTTCACCTATCAAGGCAAAAAGTTCAGTCAGGCAAATTACTATAAGTGTTGGGGTGAAGTCATGGAAAAAATAGGTGCAGACAAGACCCCGCATGAAGCACGGCACACCTTTGAAACCAACCTTGACAATGCCAAAGGCAACAGAAAATGTATTGATATGCTGATGGGTCATAAATCAAAGGATGTGGGAAACAGGGTGTATAATCACAAGACTATTGAACAGTTACGGGAAACCATTGCCCTGTTAAAATAATATTTTTTACGCTGAACCAGTAACAAATTAGAAACAAAAAAGACGGGAAATGCCGTAAAATCAAGCATTTCCCGTCTCAAAAAATGTATTATATCATATATGACTTTCCCTCTTATTAATGGTTCTCCGCCACACAGACATACATTCATTGGTTTTAGTTCACTTATTTGTCTTGCAATATTTATCAACCTGTCATCAGTTAATTCCCTATATATGTTCTGCCCGCTATTATTATAGCAGTGTCTACATCTATAATTACACTTATTTGTAACAGTAAACGCCACTGAAAAAGGTCCAGATAATTTATCTAAGTTTGCGTTCTTCATTCGTTCCTGTAATATACTTTGATGTAAATTTTTCATTTTCTTACCTTCCTTGATCATTCAAGATGTGGGAAAAACATAAATTTTTCCCACATTTTATTGTTATGACTTTGTAACTTCGCTTGTTGATACTGCCAGCACCGTTCCAACTGCAACATCCCATGCAACAGCTGCGCCTACAAGAAATGCCGCTTCTACGACTGTTACCGCCGCAACAAGTATAAATACTACAACTGGTATTCCTCCGCCATTAACTGATTGTAGTTCAAAATCTGTCATTGGCATAAATTGCGGAGTCTGGTATTCCATTTTATTATCATTCATCTTTTTATCCCCCTTTCATCTAAGATTCCATATATGTAAACCAGCATCAATATATGTCATTTTATCCATTGAACTCACAACGCTATATCCCAAATATTATATGCGTATCAATCATTTCATTATCATCTTTTTCTAAAAATGAATATGTCGCAGTTTTTGGTAATATATTATTTTCCCTTATATATTGATTTATTTCTGTCATTTCTTTTTCAAAAGAAAACTTACTTGTAACAACATGAATATCCAACACTTTCTCGATATAAAACTTATCACACATACAAAATTCTAATGTTAAAGGAATATCCTTATCAATTGGCACCATTATCTCAAAATCCAACTCTATAGCTTCTCCGTTCTTTCTTAGAAAGTGCGTACATGAAATTAATGGGCCACATTTTTTTGCATTATTCCCGTTAATTACTCTATTTAATTCATCATACAAAGTACTCAATTTTTCTTGCCTAATCCAGTTTCTATAACGTACCAAATTGAAATATTCAACATTATTTTTTTTCATATAATTAATCATTTCAACAACCACACAATATTTATATACGTTTACCTTCCTTGTCAAAATTTCGTTTAAGTTTTCGTTCTACAGCAAAAATTGAAGCAAAAATTGCAATACAATGGACTACAATCAATATAATTGAAATAATTTCTATCATTTCTTTATTTAAGATATAACAACATATCATAGCAACCATACTTATAAGGAAAAAAACACCGCCACACATATACCATACCTTACCAAAACAAGCATGTGCATATTCCCAAGTCTCTTTATTTATCATAGATGTCGATGTCCTATATCCAAAAATGCAATTTATTTTTTTAGGTGCTCTTCGTTTAAAAATACATCCACACACAAACATCAACATAGGCACAATAAAACTACTTACGATCATCATCCACATTTTTTTACCTCCCTACTTCTACTAGTAGTGTTTCACAACACCGTACTTTTTTACATTGAAATATGTTTTTCCGCCACCTCCAAACAACAAAGTTGCAACCGAACCATCATAACATAACTGCCTTAGACTTCTAGCTTTGCGCCCATATATTTCTATATGTTTGCCAACATAAAATATAATACGACATTATATCAACCATTTACAAATCACTCAACTTTAAACTTATTAACCGCTTCTGGAAATTAAGGTTGGTAAGCCACCCATATACATGCTGAATTTACAGTCTGCATAATAAACAATAACGCTAAGACATTTAAACCTACCTATTGATAAAGTCATGAGCGTTTTCTTCAATCCATTCGGAAGAACACTGTCTATTAATATCTGAAAATAGAATGCTGCCAATATTCCAAGCACGGTATATATAAGAGATGCTAAAAGAACCTGAAATATAAGTTTCTTCTGTGGCATGAGCAGCTGAAAAAATCTGGAGAAAATTCCTTTTGTCTCATCCTTTTTCTCAAATGTCTCATTCTTAACAAGAATGATAAGGATACCGCTCCACTGATATTTCGGAGGTTTTCCCTCATCATGCACTTCTCCAAAAAACTTCTCCGGTGTAAGTTTTACAATGCCTTCTCCCGGATCTGCAATCACTACCGTCTTTTTCGTTATTTTATGAATAACAACATAATGCAGTAATGCTCCATCTACTATAACATGTGCTATACATGGTAATGGAAACTCCGAGAAAAATGCTTCTTTATCTCCCTTTACTCCTTTGGCGCTAAATC